AACAAGACATTATTGATGATGTTGTTGAGCAAGTTAAAAAACAACTTGATGACATAGAGATTGGTAATGGTATAGCAGTTGTTGACAAAAGAGATGTTGATTGGGATAAACAATAATGACAGATAGTCTATGTATAGTATGCAAGACAACTCCACAAGATTTTGTAATAGTGGAACAAGTAATTGTATGTTGCATAGATTGTGTAGAAAAATTTGAGGAGGAAGAATGAAAAAATATAAGGTACTTATATCAGGAAGTAATTATGTTACTGCTGAATCAGAGGATAAAGCAATAGAACATACACAAGAGAAGATAGACATGATACACAAGTCTTTAAACATGAGTGTATTCGCAATCGCAGAAGTAATGGAGGGAGAATACTAATGCCTGGAAATTGCAGTCATACATTCAGCGATATAGTTGAAATGCCTAACGCTTATATCAATGGAGATAGAGATGAAGATGTTGTGTATTGTGAGATATGCTTAAAGACATTCCAGGTATCAGACTACTTTAATGGAGATTCAATATAGAGGATTATCGTTAGGTAGAATAGAGTCGTAAGAGAACTACGAACAAGCTACCCTTTGGCTTAGTTGAACACTACCTAACACCTCATTAAAATTATTCAACAAAGATTTACATAAGCGAATTAGAGGGCTAATATTAAATAGGAGATTACATAGGAGAACTATGATATATCAAGTAAGAAGTGTCAGCGTTTATGGTGGAACAATGACATGGGAGTACGAAACTAAACATGATGCGTTATGTAAGGTAAGAGAACTCAAAGATTTAGGAGGTATGTTTATAGTCAAGTTAGTTGAACTAGAAACAACCTAATAAATAAGCAAGACAAGAAGGAGGATAAAGTGAGTGCAAATAGCACAGAGGATAAGAACATCTTTAGTGAGCCTAAATTACTAAAGTCATGGGCTATCCAGTTAGCAAACAATTTGGGAGGACAGAGAGTTGAGAAGACTCCAGTACTAACAAATATAAATGGAGAAAAAGTAAATGCGTTGCTTAACATATTTGCTAAAGATTATGATGAGCAAATTAAAAACGCTAAGAGCGAACAAGAGGAGGAATAATGGATATATTTGATGAATTAAAAAAAGAAATATTAGAAGATGAGTTGTTACTTGCAAGAGTAACTGGAGTATTGGAGGAATAATGACAGTATATCAAATAATAAATGACAAGAAGTATCTCAATGGGGTTGAGTATGAACGAAAAGACTTAGAACAATTAGACAATCAGAAGTTAATAAAAAGATTGTCAGACCTACAGGGTATAATTGATGACAGACAAAACACATTAAATATGTTAATGAAACAAAGAGCTAACCTAGTCAAAATATCTTTTGATAATGGTGCAAGTGCAATACAGATTGCAGACACTTTAAAGATGACTAGACAGCGTGTCTATAAGATAATTGAATCATTAGAGGAGGAAGAATAATGGCTAAGTTTAACTTAGAAAATTACGAAACAGTAGAAGAACGACTTAAAAAATTCTGGACTGATTATCCAAATGGAAGAGTTGAAACAGAAGTTGTACACATAACTGATAATGGTGAGTGTGTAACAATTAAGTCTGCAATCTATAAAGATATGAATGACACACATCCAGTAGCAACAGGTATAGCACAAGAAACTAAAGGACAAGGTGGATTTGCTAATGCTGATGCTTGGATGGAGAATTGCGAAACAAGTTCGCTAGGTAGGAGTCTTGCGAACTGGATGTATCAAGGAACAGATAAAGCTAGACCTAGCAGAGAAGAGATGAGTAAATCTGCACCTAAAGTACAGGTAGAGAAAAAGCCAGTAGCTAAACCTACTAAGGAAGAACAAGATGCTATGAACAAAAGCGTAGATATGATGATTGCACCTTCAGAGGAAGAAGTAGCTAGAACTGATGACACACAAGAGATGATTAAGGAAGGTAAATTTACTGGTGTTGCTAATCAACTCAATACATTACTTACAGCTATGATACCTAACGAATCACTACGCAAAACAATTAAGAGTAATGCGTATGGAGAGTTGGTAGATAATGGAGTTGCTAGTCCTGATGTAGAGATGTGGACTCAAAAAAATATAGATGTCTTTATGATTAGAGCAGAGGATATGTATAACAAAGTTACTGATGAAAACAATAAAGACAAAGATATTATAGAAGAAGTCTTTGGAGAGATAGAACAAAAAGTTGTTAGAGCTTGTCCAGAATGTGGAGAAACTGACTGGATAGAAGACAACAGAGAGAAAAAAGCTAGTGATGAACGCTTTGCAAAGATTCCTTCATGGAGTTGTAGCACATATCAAAGCAACAATGGTTGTGGTTGGACTGCATGGGGAGATACAGATTGTCCACCAGAATGGCTTTAGAAGACCAGGGTATCTCAATTAATGTTGAGAAATTAAAAAAGAAACTGCAAGAGAGATACCCTGAATACAACTTTGATGTTCCTGCACCACCAGATACAACCTGCAAAGCAAGAGCATTCTGTAAAGCAAATAGAATTATGTACACAGATACAGAAGGCAATCTGTTTTGTGGACAGAGATACAAACAAGTGGATGAAGATAATCCTTACAAGTGGGAATGGATGACTTGTCATGCACTTATAAAACAAGCAGAACAAGGAGGTAATCAAGATGAAATCCCATTTTAAAGATATGTCTGAAGGACTACAAGAGTTCTGGACAGACCAAAAAAATAGTAAGAAGATAAAGAGCGTTCCTCGTTCAGGTAGATGTATGTTATGTGGAAGACACTTAACTACAGAAGACAAAGACCATAGTGTATGTAACACTTGTTGGGAAGAGATAGGTGAGGAGGAATGAGTAATACATACTTAGACAGCTACGAATCAAGAAATAGTGGAGATGATATGGCAGATATAGGTATGCTTAATTACTTAGAATCACAGGGATTAAAAGAATACAAAGACTATTTAAGAATAGGTACTGACCCTAAAGTAAATAAGCTAGACCTTTTCTGGTACGCAACAGAGATACTTCTTCTTCCAGATTACATACTTGTGAAGCATGGCAAGATATTTTTTGTAGAAGTAAAAGGTACATTGAAACTAAAAGCATCTGATTATTACAAAATACAAGAGATGAATTGGAAGGGAAGTCAATACAAAGAAGTAGAAGTAGGTCTTATGTATTTTTCTAGCGTAGATGCTAAACCATTATGGTATTCAGCAGATAAATTATTTGATATCTGGAAAAATCCAGACATTAAAGTAGAGTATTATCCTGAATTAGATTTTAAAGGTAACAAAAAACCTTACAAAGAACTTCCTAATTTAAAGTATCTTTAAGTTATCCCAACCTTTTTCATTGACAGTAAAAGTAAGAACACCTGGGTGACTCCACATACCAGTTCTTGCAGTAAAGTCAATAGACTTATCTAAACTAGGAGATTGAAACCAAGTTCTATCACCTTGTTGTTTACTTCTAAAGTGATGATAGTGTCCTGTGATTAGAATTTGACACTCACCTGCAGGAAGAAAGCCATACATCTGACCCTTCCACCAACTCTCAATCTTATTCTCTGGATTACCACCACCTGAAGTCATGTGTCCATGTGTCCAACCACAAGTTATACCTTTGATATCCATAACTTGATGAAATCCTTCTGGAACTTCAACAGATACTTTAGAATATCTCTCTGGATTAGCCTTCATAATCTCTTCACATATCTGTAAGTGCATAGTATCAGAGTTATCTAGTCTATTTGTAGACACTTGTCCTTTACTGGACCTAGACATCTCTCCATGATTACCAGGTGCACCTGCAAGAATTAGTTTATCTGCATGAGGTAAGAATGTTTCTATGGTTTTCATAATCATAGACCTAGCTAAAGCATATTGCTCAATTAGTGAGAGCTCTACATTAAAAGCCATTGAGTCATAGAAGCCTGTTGGATTACAGTTTTCTGTGAGGTCGCCTAATCCTATCATATAGATTTCATCTATCTTTACACCAGTCTTGCGTAGGTCTTTGATTCTATTGACTGCATCTTGTAAAGCAATGTCATATCTTTTAATAGTGTTCTCTACACCAAAATCTTTTTTACCTAACTGCCAATCTGCCATGAAAAACAAGAAGGCAGTATCTCCTCCAAGTGTTTTCTTTTTTATTGGTGGTTTCTTCTTTGCTTGTTTAAATAATTCTTTAAAGTACTTGTCTTGTCCTGGTTTTTTCTTCCTGACAATACCTTTAAACGCATAAAAGGTTTCTGTTCTACCACCTTTAAGTTGTACATTCCAACTAGATGCACGAACTGAACCTTCTATCTCATAATGTTCTGGGTCAAATCCCCATTCTAATAATATAGAATCTAATTTGTTTCTATAGTCTGGGTCTGTTCCAACATGAGTTATTTCTCCTAACCCTGTTTGTTCATTAACTTCTAGTCCTGGTTGCCACCCTGACTTATAAAAGTTATTACCCCATTCCTCTGGTACATTAGGCATACTACCTCCTTTAGCCCTGTTGTTTTTCTAATTACTTAGAAACTTTTTTTGTTGGTGTAGATACTTTTTTCTTAGCAAATGTTTTCAATACTGACAATACAGCAGCACCACCAGATAAAGCAGCAACTTCAAGTGTGCTTATATCAACGCCTAGTGCAGGTGTAATGACAAGTGTTGAAGCAAATGTTTCTACAAATGTCCACAAGCAACGCTCTAATAAATCTTTGTATTCTTCGCTCATCTTATCAACTTTCCTAACTTTAATTTATTTTCTATATTCTCTAGTTTAGCAAGTATCTCTGACAATTTGTTATTTATTGTAGCTGAATTAACATAATCAGGACCACTAGCATTGCTTATATCTTCTGCTGTTACATTGGTAGATTTCTTTAGTGCCTCTGTATCAACTTTATCCCATTCAATAATGAACTGTCTCCAAGCATCACCAGGGCAGGATGTTTGTTTAAACGAGGAGTGTGGTCTTAATTCTCCTTTTACTTGTGAGTAGAGCCACTTAACAGATTGAATAGCTTTATCTGAAGGTTTGTGGGTAGGTTTGCTACCACCAAGCCAACACACAGCAACATAATGCTTGTTATTGTAGTTAATCTCTTGCCTACTGTTGCCACCTTGTGCTGCACTTCTGTTTCCCCAACCTCTGCCTTCATAAATCTGTCCTGTATCTCCTACTAAAAAGTTATATGCTACATCATTCCAACCTCTGTCAACTTGATGTAGTCTTTGTATCTTCTTACATTGGTCCATCTCTGCTTGATTACCTA